TTTTAGAGATCCAACACCACGAGACGAGACTCCGAGTGTTACACCTTCACCAATAAGTGACTTTGCAATCTTACCCATTGGTGTATCAAGAAGTTGTGCCTTACCCAAAAAATTATTTCCCTCTTGTTTAAGAGAAGTGATCTTATGAGAAACACGATCTAGGTTCACAGTCGGACCATCTGGATGTCCGAGTTCACCAAGTGCACGACCTTTTTGAACGAAAGATTCGTTGTATCTTTCGACCTCTTTTGCAAGAGTTCCGACTGGATACATTCTGCCATTACGATTCTTGATGTCACCCTGTAGGAAAACACCCTCAATGTACATTTTCTTTTTAGCACCTTTTCCTTCGGTGATAAATTTAACGCTTGAAATTTCTTCTGTAATTAATTTCATTTTTCTAATGTGTAAATCCTACTTTAGATCCTTTAACTGCTGCATTACTTGCAAACACACAATGTGTATATGTTTTTTCTAAAAATTCAACAGAACCTGCTAACATCGTAAATGAACCTATACCAGTTCCACTTTGAGTTTCTACGACACTGACAACATGAGCACTGGAATCTGTGTTCACAAGACGAACAATAGATGCTTCACTAAAACTAGTAGCAGTTCCTGTAGTTGTCGGTAATGTAACTTCCGAACCTAATACATTTGTGTTTGATGCCATTAGTTTCTAATTCACCATATTTTATTTATGGTTTTTAATTCGTGTATCCGATTGGAACACCTGATACATTTGTGCTTGCAGCATAGATGCCATTTAACGGTTCTTTTACTATTTCAATGTCTTCATAAGCCATTAACGTAAATTGTCCAATAGTTGATCCACCTACTGTTTCTGTAAGTGTAACTAGATAATTTACATCTGCAGGATTTATAACTCTAACCAGAGTTGCATTACCAAAATTACTCCCGTTAGCAGAGCTAGTACCCATTGCCTCATTTACCCCTTTAAGTAAAATTCTACTCATAAACATTAGGTCTCCTCCGATTCAGTTTTCCCCTGAGACTCAGATTTTTCTGCAGCTTTTGTACGAAGAATTTTTTTGCGTCTTCTATCCATTTTCTTCAGTTTCTAATTCACCATATTTTATTTATGGTTCTTAATTCGTGTATCCGATTGGAACACCTCTTACTCCTATGTCTGAAGCATAGATGCCATTTAACGGTTCTTTTTCTAATGCAACGTCTTCCCAATACATTATCTTAAATGATGCAATATCTGATCCACCTACTGTTTCTGTAAGTGTAACTATTAGATCATAATCAGAAGTGTTTATAACTCTAACCAGTTTTGCATTACCAAAATTACTCCCGTTAGCAGAGCTAGTGCCGATTGCGGATTCTACCCCTTTTAGTAATATTCTTGCCATTAATCAGTTTCCTTTTCTGGTTCAGTTTCTAATTCACCTTCAGTTTCAATTTGATCTTCCACTTGTGGTTCATCAAACATAGAAGACGCCATATTTGGTCTCTGACCTTCAATCTTTTCGGCAGCTTTTGCAAAAAGAGCATCCTTTAATTTAGCAGTGACCTCAGAAGCAGCAGTATCTGTTGCTATCAAATCGATAATTTCTTCCATATTATTAATATATTATTATAATATCTATTTATATTTATGTACCACCTGTACCAACCCACTCTTCAGTGTTCAATATCACCATAATTTCAGAATGAGTATATGGACCTTGATATGTACTGAGACCAGCAACTGATGATGGTATTGTATCACCATCCCATTTTACAAAAGTTTTTGTATCATTTTCTGTCTCTGTTTCAGGGTCAAATATAGATTTTCGAACCGTTGATATTGAAGTTTCTAGAACTTCATTAAAATCAATTTTATTGAGTTCTGTTGTTGCGAAAATTACGTATTTTCTATTTTCGAAAGCCATTACTTATACTTTTGTTTTATTTAGATTCTTCATTTTTCTAATGTGTGAATCCAACTTTTACACCTTTCATCCCATTGCCAGTATTACCATAGATTAACTGTGTGTTAAGTTTTTCTAAAAAAATTATCTCTTTCGCTGGCATTGTAATTGAGTAACCATCTTTAATAGATAGAGCTGCTACTTGGGTATCTGTATTTACAATACGAACAACAGATGCTTCACTAAAACTAGTAGCAGCTCCTGATGTTGATGGTAATGCAACTTCCGAACCTAATACTCTTATATTTGACGAAGAAGGCATCATATGACTATATGCAATCTTTGTTGCATAAGCATCAAAAGTTCCTGTTTCAAAAGTATCGGTAGCATTTTTTAAACAAATAGTTGTTGATTCTGGTGGAATGGAAAAATCTCCTATAATGTTATAATTAGAATCTCTTCGTACAACGGTTTCATATGATGGACTTTGATTGTGAATATAAACAGCAGTTGCTTTATGCACATTGTCTGGATATGTAATAAGTACTTGGGAAGATAATATTTTCATTAGATCTCCGCCGATTTAGTATCTTTACTTAATTGTGCATCAGTAATGCCACCATCAATATCTGGATCTTGTGGAACACCACCTAAATCTCCACCACCTTCGAGTGGTTCTCCAGTGATAGGATCAACTGCATTTGGATCTGGAATGATGCCATCTTTAATTTCCTGTTCAATCTGCTCATCAATTTCAATAATCTCTGCATCAGTTTGACGTAATACCTTTCTTCTTACAAAATCATTTGAATAGTATTTGCCAATATAAGGTTCAATTGTTGCAAGAGTTCCAAGTCTTTCATTCATTAATTCAGATTCTTTGAGTTCTGCAAACTGATTATCATATAAGAAATCATATTGGATATGCTCACGAATTGACTCCCAATCTTCAGGTGTAATTATATTCTTAAGAATTAATTGAGTCTTGAGCATATCATTAAACATCTGAGCAAATCTCTTTCTCAAACGTCCAACAAACTTTGCAAACTTAAGTTCATCTCTTAGTATTTCAGATGAACGACCTAAATTAAATCCACCATCAGAAGCAATACGTGATTCTGGAACAGCAAGTGCACGATATAATTTTTTCTGGAAGTATTCGATATCTGATAGTTCACCTAAGTTTTGTCCACCAGGTAGAGTTGTAATTTCAGTTCCTCTTCCACCTTCTCTTCTTGGTAACCAGAAGTCTTCCATCATCGACATAAACTTACGATCATCACGAACTTCACCAGTCTGTGCATTGTAAGTTAACTTGTTACGATAACGATACATCACCTCTTTAAGATATTGCTCTGCCTTTATCTTTGGAAGATTACCAACATCAATATAAAATATTCTTCTTTCGGGTGCTCTTGATAAACGATAGATTACAAGACTATCCTCAATCATTCTTAATTGATTTAATCCCTTGATTGCTTTGTGTAAGTATGATAAAACACTACCACGATTACGATCAATTAAACCTGATGTGCAATATGTAATTGCATCTTTTGCAATTTTAACTCCTTTATTTCCTCCACCACCTGTAACAAGATTTGATGGATATGCTGGTTTTGGTGTATAAACAAAATACTCATCAATCTGTGGATTCAATGAAGATGGTTCATCTCCACGATTACCTCTTACATTGATATAATCATTCTTATCTTGTTTCTTTTCTTTACGAATATATTTAATTTTAAGTGAATCAATATATCTTAAATCCTGAATACCATCCTGTGGTCTTTTCTGATCTATAACTTTAAGGTAACATAACTTACCATCAACATACCAATTACGAAATATTTCATGAGCCTTTCGATCAAAATCAAGTATTTCTTTTATTGTTTTAAATTCTTCTCGAATTATCTTTTTTAATTTATCACTTGCATTTAGGTTTGATAATTCAACTTCAACTGGTGAATCATACAAATCACTTACAATTGCTTCATTTACAATATCTTCAATCGCACCATCAACCTCTGGATGAAGTGCCATTTCTCTATATCTTTTGATTAAATCGAACTCGTTTCGATATACTCCTTCGATATCTACATAAGAACCATAAAATCCACTCTGTATATAATAGTCAGACCCGTCCTGATTATTCTCAGGAACGGGTGAAACTATTGACGGTGATTTTTTTTCGTTATCTTCAACAGAAAACCCAAATAGCCGTGCCATATTATAATTGTACTAGTATTTTATTATTTATCTGATATTTTCACCACCAGCTTGAGAGCTAGTTCCCTTAAATGCTTCCCACCAGTGAACCTGCATTTCGACATCAAACTGTTCGATAGTGTCTGTTGTCTCAT